CGTCTGATATGTGGGCTTGTTCATTTCGATGAACTTGGTAGCGCCAAGCGCCGCTTGTGTCTTCCACGCATTGAACGCTTGCGGGTCAGCCGATGCGCGCTGAATGTTCTGCATCGCCATTTGCACCTGTTGCGGGTTCAGCACCCCGGCCTGCGCGCCAATCTGCGCCCATTGCATAGCATCCTCTGGCGTGTTCACGTTCGCCAGTTCATCCCGGTGCCGTGCAATCCGCATCGCCTCTTCCTCGGTCAGCGTCTTTTTCGCCGCCGCTTGTTGCTGTCCGGTTTGCGCTGTCGTATGCCCAATATCTGCCCGCGCTTTCTCCGCGTCGAGCAGCGACTTTTGCACACCCGATGCCGCCTTGTAGTTGCCCTGCCCGTAGAGCAACTGCATGAGCTTGTTCTGGTCCCCGCCACTCGCGCGCGTAGCCTCACGCAGCGCCTGGTCGTCGGCCATGCCCTGCTGTGCCTGCTGGCCCTGCAATCGCGCCTGCTGCACCTGCAACGCCTTCATGAGCGCGTTTTGCGGGTCTTCCAGCGGCGTTACACCGCGTCCGACGGTATCGTAGATTCCTGCGGAGACTGGCATCAGTATTCCCCCCCGAATCCCATCGTTTCAGCGTTCCCCGTGGTCCCGTACCGGCCAAGGTTGCGCATCAGCGAGTTATCCAAGTTGCTCTGCTGGTAGCGGTTCGCCACCCCATTCAACGCATTGCCCCATGAATTCGCCTGCGCGATACCCGCCGCGCCCTGAGCGTTCGCGTTCGCCGTCAGGTTGTTGCCAACGCCATCCGCGTAACTGTTCCCCGCCGCCGATAGCTGGTTTGCCGCAGTCTGCCCGCCGCCCGTCAAGCTCGTCAGCCGGTTGAACTTGTTGGTCTTGTTCGAAGTGTCCCGGTTGAATGCCGCATCGAACTTCGTCCCCGCGTAGTCCTGCCCGAACCGGCTTGCAGCCTTCAACGCGGCGCCGGAGAAATAACCCCCCGCCGCCTGCGCGCGACGGTCTAGCGCCTTCTGCCCCTCAGCCATGCCGAACTGATACCCCGGCTCGTTCTGCAAGTCAGCGCCGGTGAAGTCCCGCATCAGCGAACCATAGTCAGCCGCGCTCGAATCATTCCCCGTGCGCGCCAACTCCGCGTCAATCGCGGCCTGTAGCCCGTTTTCATCCACCGTGCTTGTCGATGGTCCAAACCCCGTAGGGATGCGATACCCGTTCGCCCACCCCTCGCCGCTTTCGTAGCTCCCTGTGCCGTAGGTAGGCTCTGCGCCCCCTTGCGTCGTGAACCGTGGCGCCAGGCTTGCGCGCAGTTGGTCCCGCGTCTGCGTCGTCCGCCCCCCCGGCGTCCCCCCGAGTCCGAGCAACTGCAAGAGCCGATTGCGCCCAAGGTTCCCAGCGTCTACAGCGGGCTGGTTACGCTCGACGTCGCGGTTGTACATCTCCCGCTTGAGATCGTTCGCCTCCTTGGATGCCTGCGCTTGTCCTGCCGCAGCGTCCCCCGATGCGCTGGAACTGAGCAGCGCGCCCCCAATTGATGCGATAGCTGACCACGGCACATTACACCTCCTTCAACAGTTCAAGCGACTCACGCGCCGCTTGCTTTACGTCTTCATCAGCCGCCCAAATGCACAGCCAGACAATCGGCGTCAGGGCCAGCACCTTGTGCGCCTTGTTCGCCGCAATCGTCAACATGCACGGCCCCACGTAGTTCACCCCGATGCCGTCCACAGTCACCCGCGCCCGCCCGCTTGCCAGAAACGACAAGTGTGATACGTCATGCTCATGCTGTCCAAGCTCATACCCCGCAGGCGCGCGAGTCTCGACGACAAATGCGCCGCCGTCATCGTGGAAAACAATCTCAGGCTTCATACCACCGCCCCCGCCGCGTTGTGCCACACCGTAGGCCGCACGCTGTGGACAAACACCGGATAGCCCAACGTCGTGTCATAGAACTGACGACCAATCCACAGCACGCTTGTCGGCCTGTCCGCAGTCGTCCCGCTTTGCTGTCCGGTTGACGCGATCTGCTGGATGCGGTTGAACCACTGGTCCCACACCGGCATGACGTTGCCGTCAGCGTCCACCAATAAGCCTAGCGGGTAGTCGAATCCTGCCATGCTAATTCGCAGTCAACCGGACAAGCCGGTTACTTTGGTTTTAGGAGTTTTCATGAATGAGCAAGAGCTTTCTGCTATCCGCCAAGGTGCGAAAATTGAGGCGCTGGCAACCCTAGTGCGAGCGATCTATACGGCTCAGGCAAGGAGTTCGCCCTCCAACGCTCTCGCACTTCGAGAGGCATTTGCACACCTTCGACAAGAGCACGGCAAAGTAGTGTTGAAAAATCTTCACCCTGCAACGTCTGACATGCTTGCGGCTGAATATCAGACCGCGATGGAAGACCTTCTTTCATACATTGAGTCCGGCTTTCCAAAGCCTTAAGCAGTTCGCCCGCCCGTTCGCTTTCGTGTCCAGTTGCGTTCATTTCATTCATCCTTTTCGGTTACGTTGCCCACTCCTAACAGGCTGCTGCATCGGATGCTTCGCACCGCTGAGCAGCGGCGTTAGCCTAAATCCCATACTTTCCCCACGCGGCCACTAGAGCCACCTTCACCGGGTCCGTGATGCGGAACTTAAACAGCCAGTCACGCGAACGGCCCAGCCCGTTCCACACCGCACGCGCCAAGTACAGCCCCATCGCGCCAATATCGCGCCACAGCTCCCCGCCCCAGGTATGCCCACCGTCCTTGCTCACCTGCATCATGATCTGCGGGTTCGAGCCTTGCCCCGTCAACAGTCCCACGCCGCCCTCCATCTGCAACCACAACTGCTGAAGCTTGCTGTAGTCGCCCGTTGGCTGGTGCCTGCATATCATCTGCCTGACAATCGTTGCGCCATTATCCGTGAAGGTGTTTTCGTCCAGCGTGTACGTAAGCCCGTTTTCGTAGTCCGTCACATACGATTCATTCAGGTACTGGATTTGCAGTTCAGCCCGATGGCGCGAGAATTCCCCGCCCACCTTGCTCCAACTGTTCGATTGGTTGTCGTACAGCCATGAAGCCGTCGAGAAGTTGATTTGGTAGAACGCATGGCCCGACTTCATGTAGCTAAAGCCGACAGCGTTCGATACATCCCCGTAGGTGGAGAAAACGTAGTCCATCTCCGGCGTGCTCACCGGAGTCGCCGTGTAGCCATTCAGCGTGCACACCTGCACCTGGCCTAATCGGTTCTTGCGCAGGAAAATCAGCGCGTTGTCGTACTTCGCAAGCGACCACGTAGCCGCCAGCCCCCACTCAATCGCAGACCCACCCACCCGCGCAAATGGGAAGTCAGCCGCGCCCGAGTCGCCCCAAAACTCAGTCGTCAGCGGGCCGAACAGTATCAACTGCCCGTTGTTCGCCAGCACCCGGTTGATGTTGTCAGGGTTCGATTCAGCCGTCGCAAAGTCCAGCGCATCCCACACCAGTCCGTCATTCGCCGCCGAGATGTAAAACCGCCCCGTCCCAGGGTCGTTCACAATGAAGTACCCATTTAGGAACGTGACCGTATCCGCGCCGGGAAAATCCACGTCCGTAATCTGCGCAAAAACGAAAGTAACCGTGTTGTAGATGTACCCGTAAGTACCGTCCACAATCATGATCTGCGTGCCGTTGTCTATCAGGTTCACCTTCCCGCCCGAGGTCAGCAGCGTGCCACGATTGGTTTTCGTGCCGTCATTGGCTTCGCTCCACAGGGTATCGGATACCACGAAGTATTTGAAATCCCCCATCGTGTACGCGCCCCGCGCCGGGTTTGAGCCGTAGTTCGAGGATGCGAGTAGCCCCGGCGTACCGTAAATCGCAAGCGTGTTCGTCTCCGGGTCTGACTGCAATTCGCAGTACAGGTTCAGGCGTTGCTGTGCGTTGACGTTGACCGACTTCCCCGTCGTGCCTATGCCGAACAGCGAAACGAGCTTAAGCACCGGTCCTCCAGTTCACATAACCCCTCTGAGGCAGCACGACAGAGGGCAGATTCATCGACGGTACGCGGGTATTCGTCTTGCCAATCGCCCGCTTGGTGCTTGCCGCCATCCGAACGATAGTGTCCGGCACACTCGCGCCGAACTCAGGCCCCCAATTCACGGCGAGATTTGACGACAGCATGTCGTAGTAGCCCGGAGGCGTTTGCACTTCCTGCGCGCCCGAACTGAATTCGGCAATCACCTTGTTGCTCACGAAGTACAGCGAACTCGATGCCGTGGGAGTGGGGTAGACCGTCAGCGTCCCATCTGGGTAATCTGCCCGATACCACAGCGCGATGGGGTATTCCTGCGTCTGCGGCTTGTAGATGATCTGGTCGTACTGCTCCTGCGACATCAGCGGACAGGGGTAGCTCACGCTCTGATACACCACGTAGCAGGCATCCACCACCGACACGGGCCGCGCGGTCACCACCGTGCCCGATAGCCCTACCGTGTAGACGCTGGTGTTCGCCACCATCGGGATAATGTCGGTCGTCTGCGCGAAGATTTGCAACGGGCTGTTGGATAGCGAGCCTATCAGGCCATTCAGCGCGCCCAGGCCCGTTTCTACCTCGTCCGCGCTTGGCTCTTCGCCGAGCGAGTACGCCCCGCACATACGCATGGCGCGCTTGATGATTGACAGCGCCGTGACGGTCGCCAGAGTGGGTAGGACGGTTGCCATCGCTTATCCAATGATGTAATCAAACTCTAGCATCACTTTGTCGCCCGTGGCCCATGCAAACGGAGTCGCAGACCCGAGATAAGCCGCAGTCGAACCAGCAACAGCCACCCGAACGGTGCTTGCTGACGACTGGATGTATGTCGTCGCGCTGTACACCGCTGGGACACTTGAATCTTCGATGTATGCCGAGCCGGCTTGATCCCGTGCCGCAGCCGCCTTTGGCAGGCTGAAGCTCCAAGCGCCTGCGCCATACGTCGTGGTCGAGCCCATCGTCAGCTGGATGCTGACCTTGCAGGTGTCTCCGGTAAACACGTAGGACCCGTTGATAGTCCCGTTGCCAATGGTAGGAGAGCCTCCGGTCCATGTCGGCGTATAAGTTGCGCGTGGCAGGTAAATGTCGTTCGCAGCCGCAGCGACAGTGCTGTCGGTCACAGCCAACGGCGTTGCGAACATATTTCCAGAAACAACCGAGCCGGAAAGGCTCGCGCCGAGCGTCAAGGTGGTGTCGCCTACTGCGTTCCCGGTAATCACGTTCTGCGACCCGTTAAGCGTCCCGCCACCTGTGCCTGCAATACGATTTCCTATAACCCGCGCCTTTTTCGTGGTCGAACTGAAAATAGGCCAGCTACCCTCGCAGCCCATGATTAGCGTGTTGTCCGCCCCCCCGAGGTCCGCGATGGGGTTCGCAAAGCACATCACACCAATCATCCTGCGGTTGCCGTTTGTCTCCGTCGCTGGAAACTTCACCGATGCGCCGGTATTGTTGTACCGGGTATAAGTCCCGCCGATCATCTCCGACAAATACCCGTCCGAGTCGTTCACAAACTCTATGCAATAGGACTCGGTATCGGTGATCTCGCAGAACTGGAAACTCCTCCACCACGCCGTAGTTATCGTGGCTGCGCCACCATCATCGACAACCACCCCGCGCCCGGTGAAGTTAGCCCCGTTGCCATCAATATTGACATACAAACTCGCATGTACGCCCATAGTGGAGATAACCGCCCCGTTTGCCCGCTTTTTAAGCGTACCAGGACCATACACATAGGTATCTGCCGGAACGATCAGGCCAGACACCATGAAAATGCCTTCTGGAACGTAGACAGACCCGCCAGTTCCAGCCGTGAGCGCAAGCTGCACCGCCGCGCTGTCGTTTGTCACCCCATCACCCACCGCGCCGTAGTCGCTCAAACTCACCTCGTCGTACAGTTCAATATCCGTCTGCGTCCGAGTCGTGATTCCCGTCCCGCTGATGACAAGCTGATACCTGCCGTTTGGCGCGTAGAACGAGAAGTTCCCAAGTGAATCAGTCGTCAGTGGGTTTGTTGCGACAGTCCCAGAGTTGTCGCTGTAGATGGTGGCCGCAACCCCCGCAGGGTATGTCTGCACCGCCACCGAAGCGCCGACCACCGCCTGCCCATTCGTGCGCTGTACAGCGTCTTGGTACTTCTGCATTCCACCTCCAATGTGAGAAAGGCCCCTTGCGGAGCCTTCCTGGCTTAAATGCTAGACCGTGAATCCTGATGCGCTTACCGCCGCGTTTGTATTGCCCGCGCCGAGTGCCGGTAGCGTGCAGACAATCGCAGTGTTGGGTGCAGTAGACTGCAACGGCGGGTCCCATTCCAGTACCAGCGGCGTAGCGCCTACCGCCGTCATTCGCACCGTACTAAGGTAGTTGACCTTGTTAGGCACGGCGGCTAGCGTGGCAACTGCGTTGGCGTTGGCGACGTTCCCGCTGCTTACACCGACTGTGTTCCCGACTGGAATTCCCATGTCATGACTCCTTGACACCTAAGTCTTGCGAACCCCCCAGCCGTGACCGGCCAGGGGACCACTCGGTTAGCTATTCGGCGTGATGCCCGATGGGTTCAGAATGCACCAGTCCACCACCGTCGCAGCCGTGGCGTTAGCCGTGCCGAAGATGGTGAACGAACCAGCAGCAGGCACCACCCGCTCAACGCGGAGCAGAGTGCCGTCCGCAGCCGCCTGGCCCACGCACGCCCAGATTTTGCTGTTCGCCGTAACAAGCGCGTTGGTGATGACCACCGAGGACGCGCCGATGGCGATTGCAGCCGAGCCGCTGTTGACGTTGGCCGTAGCCGCGCCAACCGTTGGAACCGCCGCGCTCGTTACCGCCAAGCCCTGCGCGATGAGCGCCGCCTCGGTGGATGCTTCAAGCTCGACGACTGCGCCGGACGCGTACCCGGCATATGCGCGATTGAGTAGAACTGTCATGTCTGTTTCTCCTTAGACGGTGTAGAACTTGGCCGACAGTTCCGGGTAGGTCGCAACCCACCCGAAAAGCACGTCCAGCCGCCAGATGGCGTTGTCGTTCACGCCGTCATAGAACTGCGTCACCTTCACGGTAAAGCCGTTGCGGGTCTTCTGTGCAACGTCGATCACGCCCTTGCCGCCAGGAGGCGCCCACATCGGCACCATCGCCAGAGTGAAGGCATCCTTGTGGAACGCGATGTTCGTGCCGTAGGCAGTGGAGGCCGCGCCGACAATGGTGAAGTTCGCCGCAGTCGTGGCGTTGCTGACGTTCTGGAACGCGCCAGAGGTCACCATAGCGGGCGAGATGGGCAGAGCCACCGCAGCCGCCGCAAGGTCAGCCGTGATGACGAACTGCGCCAGCACACCCGTCGACTGGCGCGATTGCGGGTTGACCGCGAACACGCCGGGGAACTGCACGATGGTGCCGCGCGTGATGGTGCCGCCCAGGCCCACGCAAGCGATTGAAGCGCCCGACAAGCCAGCCGCCACCGCAGTACCCGTCACGACCTGGGTGCCGTTGGTGTGCACGTCAACGTTCTGGTCCATGCCCGGAACCAAGCCGAACGACTTTGCCATGTAGCCCGAGTCGTACTGGTCGCTCACGCTGCGCGCGTTGTTGAACAGGCCCGCATAGCCCTGCACCATCGCACCGTTCAGAGCCGGATTCATGATGAAGCGGCGTTTGCCGTCCTTCACCGGAGCGCCCATCTCGTCCAAGCGACGATTCACGTCCGTCATCGCGCCCACAGCCAGCGCCTGAGTAGTCGGCAGTGCACCGGCAGCGTTCAGCGTGTTGAAGGTGGAGAAGTGCGCGAGTTGCAGCCCCTGGCGGTCAATCTCGTTTGCAACCGGGGCCATCGCCGCAGCTACCTTGTCTTCCAGCTTGTTGAAGCTCAACGTCTGCTCAAGCGACGTGAAGTTCAGGTCACAGCCACCCTGCGAGACGACAAGCGGCACGCTGGTTTCCGTGGTCGCCTGCGGGACCGCGACGCGGCCTGCGCGGTACGTGTACCGGGGCGGTTTCTTGATGAGGATGGTCTGCCCCGGCATGTAGCCTCGGCTGACATTGGATGCAAACTCGTCTTCCCAATCGCGGTTGACGCCTTGGGTGAACGAAAGCATGTTCTCCAGAATGGGCAGCGCCTCGCGCGCCACGATGGAGCAGGTAACTGCGGTATTGGTCATTTCAAATGGTCCTTGTCAGGTTAACGCCCCCAACTAGGCTTCTGCTTCAGGCGCGCGGCGTAGTATTCGTCGTCCGTCATCTTGGCAAAATCCCCGTTCGAGACACTTCCCCCGCCCCCCACGGTTTTGATGGGAGCCGGAGGCTCTCTGGTCGTCCTGGGCACTGAAAGCCGCGCCTCCAGTTTCCCAATCTCTGCCGATTGCCTTGCCGGGGGGAGCTTCGATATGCGTTCGACGTCAGCCGGGTTGGCTGCCATCCAGGCCATCAACTGCGGCGCTACGTCGGAATCGATGATCGTCTGAGCAATCACCGGAGTTATGGGCAATTCGTCGAACGCGTCCCGGTCAAATGTGGGGAGCTTTGCAGCTTCCGTGTACATCTTCTCGGTCTTCGTTGCCGTCTGCCGCTGGCCCTCCGCCTCGCGCTGCTGCCGTGTCTGCCGGTCGCGCTGGTCAATCTTCCAGTCCGTCAGGGCTTCGACATACGCCTCGTCGTTGCCGTTGAAGGCTTCACGCTTTGGCTTTCCATCGTCGCTCGGGGCTGTTGACTGTTGCGGCGCAAACCGCTCCAGCGTTTCCCGGTACGCTCTCGCTGCCCGCCGTTCGGCTTTCGCCTCGGCCTTTGCTTCCACACGACTCAGTTTGTCGGCCAGTTCCTGTTTTGTCAGGGTGACCGTTTCCTGCTCGACCTGCGTTGTCTGTTCGCCCTCGGGAGCCGCAGAGGTCTCCTTCGGGGTGTCAGCCGGTGACGTGGCTGGTGCCGTTGATTCAACCAGTACATCGGTCGTTTCGTTTTCAATCATACATCTTCCCTATCGAAAGTGCAACACAGTTAGTTTTTCACTATGGTGCAGACCCAGGAAACGGCCTGGCCCGGCCTCTCGGCTACAAAGCGGCCAGCATGACCGCCATGAATACGATGTCCAATTCCTCGATCTGTTGCCGTGCGGATTCGGCCTGCAACTGCGCTTGAACCATCCGCGCTTCGAGTTGCCGGGTAGCCAGCGCGTCGTTTCTCGCCCGCATTAGCGTATCTCTCAGCGCTTCATCTGCCCGCTGGCGTAGCTCTGCCTGATAGCGTTCTGCAAGTGCGTCAAGCCGTTCAGCATCCTCCCGCAAGAGTCCCGATACCCGCGCCGCCTGCTCTTTGAGCCTGCCAATGTCCGCTGTCGGCTTCTTGGCCCGCGCGATGATGCCCTGCGCAAGCCTTCGAGTGCGTTTCTGCTCCTCGGTCTCGCCCGTTGGCGCGTAAACGTTCCACGGTACACCGCCGCCCTGCGGTTGCGCGCTTCCAGCAGCCCCAACCGCTGCCGCCGTGTCGTCGTTGTTGGTGTACGCTACCGTCCCGGTAATCGCCCCCGCAGATCCACTCGCTACTACGCTGTCATTTGCATTCGTGGTGGCAAGCGTGCCCGTGATCGTCGTTGTGCCGCTGGCCGCGCTTGTGTCATTCGCATTCGTGCGCGCGAGTGTCCCGACAATCGTGGTCGTGCCAGTTGCCGCCGATGTGTCGTTGGCATTGGTGTAGGCAACAGTGCCGGTTACGCCCCCACCGCCGCCGCCCGTCAGCGCAAGGAGCAGCGACACCTAGACCCCCTGTGCGCGTTCGCAGTGCCCTTTGCCGAACAATGCGTCAATCACCCGCACGGCCACCTTGCCGCGAAGTTTCCCCGCCTGCTGCGCCCTCCATGCCCGCGAACTGATGGTCTCGTCCTCAGAGCCGCCCAAAGCCGCGTTGCCGCACTGGTCTATTGCCACAGCCATCCGAAGTGCCCTGCGCTGGCTGCCGACAAGCGCCTGCCCGAGCATCAGCAGCCCAAGCAGGGGCATCACCGCGATGCAGGCAAGGCACAGGGCCACGAGGCGCATCATTCAGTCACTTCGCCCTTGAGCTTGCCGCTCGTCAGGAGGTGCTTGTACAGGTTCGCGATGATGCCGAATCGCATCGTCTCCATCCCCGCAGGTAGCGGGCAGTCGATGATGGTCGCCGTCTCCTCTGCCGTCATGTGAAGGCTCAAGTCATCGCCCGCGATGCCGTCCACCGAAACGCTGAATGCGCTGTCCATGCTCCCATCGGCGTTGAACGCAAGCGTTTTCAGGGTCTGCACAACCCCGGCTGTTTTCGTGATTGGCATATCAAATCCACCCGTAAGTGAAGGTCACAACGTGGGCGATGGTGCCCGAGGTTCCAACGGTGCCGACGTGCTTGGTAACCAGTGCGATGAACTCGCCAGGGTTCACAATAGGTCCGTCCTCGCCGAAGTCCTGAGAGTAGACGGTTTGCGCCACGTTGGTACTCACCGCCTGCGCCGCCGTCACCACCTGCACAAACGGCAGTGCAATGCGCCGAGGTGCTTTCGCGTTCGCAGCTTCTGCCGTCGCCAGTGATACTGCCGTGTGCCCGAACGCCAGCGAATACTGCGAGTTGAACGGCCCACCAGCAATAACTGTCTGGATATAGCTGGAGAGCGAAACACCCCGGATGCGAAGCCTGCGCCCCGGGACGTTCACAGTAGCCGCAGGCACCTGATATGAGCAGATGATGCCGTCCGTGTTGACCGCCAATGAGGCAGTCTCCCAGAACTGCCCGCCTAGGCCAGATCCGAGCGCCGCCGTGGTATTCGTGGGCACTGCCGCTGTCGGGTTCGCGCTGTTGGCGTAGTTCGCCAAACTGCCCATCGTGCCGCCTGACAAGCCCTGGTACGTGCCGTACTGCATATTGCCAGCAGCAGATGGGGAGCTGTTCGCATTCGGCCCGCCCACACGCACAGAGTACGCGCCCAGGGTAGCTTGCAGCACGCCACCCGCCGCGCCGCCCGTTATGCGGTGCTTGCAGAAGTATTGAAGTCCCGATGACATACACAACCGGGCCTGCGCGGCTGGCAACGGAATGCTTCCGAGCTTCACCGCGCCGGTGCCGTCGTTCACCCAGAATTGCGCGTCTATAGCGCCCATGTAGCAGATGAACTGATACCGCTTGGCATTGGTGTACACCCACGTCCCAGCGCCTGCGGCAAGCGGGAAGATGCCGGTGCTTGTTTCCGTACCGTTGGATGATGCAATGCCCTGCAACCCGGCAGAACTGAGCCGGAAAAACACGCCATCACTAGGTGCAACTGCACCTGCGCCTACTATCCCAAGCCCCCACTCCACAAACGAATTCGTCTGCGGCTGCGCGGAGAATCCAAGCTCAGTATCAGCCGACAGAATCGTCGCGCCAGAGTTGGGGAAGAACGCGATTGTTGCAAGTGCCGCAACGCTGGCTGCGGCTACGCCGCTGCCCGTGTTCGTGGTCCACTGCCCCGCCGTGAAAGTCGTCGCAAACGTGGTCGTCTGCGCGGTGTGCTTGCCCGTATTCTGCGCGGTGTAGTTAAACAC